GCGTGGAATCTGCATACTGAGAAGCGGGCGACTGACTTGTCGCACTATCAGAACAGGGCCCGACCCGACTGGCTGATGGTCGTTCGCAAAGGATCGACGCCGGAGCAGATCAAGCGATACGAAACTGATATCAACAAGCAGTTGAAAGGCTCTCGGAATACCGGCCGATTCATGGCGATAAGCGGCGACGTACTACCGCAGCAACTGAACTTCCCCGAGCAGATCATCGGTGATACCGATCGTGTGGTCGAAGAAATCTCCGGCGCGTTCGGCGTGCCGGTTACCAAGCTGTTCGCCAACGATCCGAACCGTGCGAACGCTGAGACAGGCGACGCCGGTTGGCAGCGAGATTCTATCCTGCCGCTGTGCCGACTTGACGAGCAGACGCTCAACGAGCAGATCGTGCCGCTGTTCAACTTGGGCGATGACGCCTTTGTGGCGTATGACAATCCGGTGCCGCGTGATCGGAAGTTTCAGCTTGAGCGTGACACGCGGCAGACGGGCGCGGGTATCATCACCATCGACGAAGCTCGTGCCGAGGCTGGCCTGTCACCGCTTGAGGATGGCCTCGGTGCGGTGGCCCGGTTCAACGGTGTGCCGCTCGATGAAGTTGGGCAGCAGCCGGGCTTCGATCTTGGCGGCATGTTCAACCAACCGCCGAGACCTGTTGTCGTGCCTGCACCTATCCCGATTGTCGCACCTGTTACCGCACCGCTGCCTGACAAGCCAGCATTGCTGCCGCCGCCTAAACCAGCAGACGATCAGCCTGACCCTGTTGCCGCTGGCGGCGATGGCGAGGCGGCTGAGAACATAGCCGAAGGCGAGAAACTCAACGGCGCGCAGATCACCGCCGCAATAGACATCCTCAACGGCTTGAAGACGGGCGATACAGCCGAGCTTGTCGCGGTCGAGTTGCTGATTGCCGTCGGCATCAACAGCGAAAAAGCGGCCAACATGGTTGAGGCGACGATCGAACTGGTGGCGAGCAAGCCTGCCCCTGCTGTTGCGCCTGCCCCTGATGACGACGATACAGGCAAGACGGCGGCGGGCATGAACACCACGATTCCGAGCGAGGGCGGCTTCGCTGTGGCTGATGACGACAAGGCGAACGGCGAGGGCGATCACAAGCTGGGCGTCGTCATGGCACCCGTCACCAGCGAGGATATCCGCAGTAAGATGTGGCAAGTGCTGGACGCCATCAGCGAAGATGATATCGCCGAGGATGAAGGCGGCGTCGAATACGAGAGTCACATCACCGTTAAGTACGGGTTCACTGCCGAGCACATCGAGGATATCCTGCCCTCGATACGTGACGTAGCCCCGATCGAAGCAACGCTCGGCAAGGTGCGGATGTTCCAAAGCGATCAGGCCGATGTGATCTATGTCGAAGTCGAGAGCCAGGGGCTTGTCGATCTGAACGCCGAATTGTCGAAGCTGCCGAACGAAGACGAGCACGATCAGTACATACCGCACATGACGCTCGCCTACCTGCAACCAGGCAAGGGAGAGCAGTTCGTAGATGACGATCGATTCGAGGGTATGGGTATCATCTTCAACTCGCTTGACGTGCAGACCGGATCGGGCGAGACGGCGATAGTCGAATTGCGAAACGAAGAGCCGGGCGACGGTGATGATAAGGTGAAGGTTGAGCGATTGCCCGACGAGTTGTTTGACGATTGCGTCTCGCGTGCAATTCCGATTCTTGTCGCCGAGGGTATGGATCAGGATCAGGCGGTAGCCGCCGCTAACTCGATGTGCAAGATTGCAGGTGATGACGACAAACCCAAGACGGTCCTTGCAAGCTGCGACTGCTGCACTGAAGACGACGGCGGCCCGATGCCGATCAACTTCAAGGGCTGGAAGAAACCAGCACTCACACGGCCAAGCGCCGACCCTGACGCTGCGGTCCCCGAAGACCCGGACAAGCTCGGCGATGCAGACGATCCAGTCCGTGAAGGGGAAGAGCGAGACCCAATCGAACGCCTGTCAGACGACATGGCGGCGGCACTCACGGCAGCTCAAGAACTGTTGATATCGAGAATCGCCGCAATGAAGGGCAAAGCGGTGCCGGGCAAGGCACGCTCGCGGATCGTGAAGGTCAGCCAAGAAGATATCGATCGGCTATTGCGAGGCGCTGAAAGAGAAATGCGCAATGCCGTAGAGGGGCTAATCAAAGAGTCTTTGGGGGAGATCATCGCTACTGGCGGCAAGATCGGCTCAGATAGGATCGGCGAAGTTGGCGGCGTTGCACTTGAGTTTGATGTAGTCAATCCCGACGTGGTCGAGTTCGTCAACACACACACGATCCAACTGGCGGACGAGCTATCAACCTCAACGATCAATCGGCTACGGCCTCAGTTGGTCGAGGCGGCTCAAGCTGGCATGAGCAATCAGTCGATCGCGGCACTACTTGAGACTGACAAGAGCGGGCTGTTCAGTGCCGAGCGTGCGAACACGATTGCCAGAACTGAATCGGCCCGTGCGTTCGTCGAAGGCGAGCAAGAGGGCTGGAAGCAGAGCGGCGTTGTTGAGGGCGTGCAGTGGCTGCTTTCGCCGGGAGCGTGCGAGTACTGCCATGCAGTCGCAAAACAGTTCGAGGGCAAGGTGGTTCCGCTCGGCGAGTCGTTCTTGCCGAAGGGAACGACGCTGACAGGTACGAACGGCGGATCAATGAAGCTGGACTACTCGGCGATCAACGGGCCACCTTTGCACGTAAATTGCAGGTGCGATCTAAACCCCGTTATTAGCAGCGATTAGGAGAGTATACCATGGATACACCACTACGCAAACAGTTCGCAGCCGACGTGACCGTCAAGGCGGGCGACCGTGCCGTCGTTGCGAAGATCACAACCGAGGCGGTTGACCGAGACGGCGAGGTGCTGCTCGCATCCGGCATGGATTCGACCGACTTTGAGAAGTCGCCGACCGTGTTTTTCAATCACGATTACACGGTGCCGGTCGCCCGTTGCGTTGGCATGAAACGGGAGGACGATCACATTCTGGCCAAGACCACATTCCCCGAAGCGCCGGACGATCATCAAGGCGAATGGCTACCGAACACGCTGCTGCACATGTTCGCCGAGCATATCATCAACGGCTTCTCAGTGGGCTTCGCACCGATAGAGAGTAGGCCGCCGAGCAAGAAGGACCGCGAACAATTCGGCGATGATGTTAGGTTCGTCTTCAGCAAGTGGAAGCTGCTCGAATACAGCGTTGCCCCGCTGCCGGCGAATCAGGATGCACTTAGAACGGCGGTAGGCAAGCGGCTGATAACCAAGTCCGCAGCGCTGATGGTCATGCCTGGCATCGAGATTGCCGAGCCGAGCCCAAAGCGGATCATCGTCGTACCGGTCGCTCTGCCGATCAAGGCAGCCGACTTCGCACGAGAGCCAGGCGAGAACATGCGCGAGTGCATGGCTCGTGGTATCGATCAACTCACAGGCGATGGTATAGCCGAGGAGGCGGCGATTGTGCAGGCTTATAAGACCTGCCTTGTATTGGCACCGCCAGCAAAGGCTATACCAAAGGTGATAAGAAAACGGCGTAAGCTGGACCAAAAAGCTATCGCCGAGCAGGCCATCGCCATGTTCCATGCGAAAAAACAGGGCAAGATTTATCTGTAATGCACTTGACAGAAGCAGGCGAGTCGGTCCATAATCACGAGTGACACAACCGCACCGCCCCGCTCAGGGCCGAACAGGCAACACAGCCAGAGTCGGACAGGGCACATCAGGGCGACCCGGTAAATAGCAAATCTGCAAGCCACGTATCACCCCTACACTGGAGTCAACTGCGATGAACCTCTCCCATTTTACCGATGTGATCGTGCCTGCCGCTCTGGCAACTCTCGAAGACAAGAGCGATATGGCGGCACTCAAGGCAAAGGCTATTGTGCTGATCGGCGAAGAGCCGGTTGTCGATGAAGAAGGCAACCCAATCGACATCGAGCAGGTAGCCCTGATCCCGACCGGGACCGCCAAGAAGCAGGAAGAGGAAGAAGAGGACGACGAAGAGGAAAAGAAAAAGCAGGACGATGAGGAAGAGGAAGACGACGAAGAGGTCGCCAAGTCCATCGCTGCTAAAATCTCCGTCATGGTCGGCAAAGAATTGAAGCTGCTCACGACCACGATTGGCAACGCCAGCAAGGACATCAAGGCGCTGGCCGTTAGTGGCGGCGACAACCGCAACGATGACACGTCACGCAAGATGGGCTGGAAGAGCTTCGGCGAGCAACTTCAAGCCGTGGCCGCTCATGCCAACTCGCATGGTCAAACGACTGACAAGCGACTGCATACGAAAGCCCCCGCCGGCATGAACGTCAGCATCCCGTCAGAGGGCGGGTTCCTGATCGCTCCTGAGTTCGCCGAGGGCATCATGTCAATCGTGCATGAGCAGGAACCGCTACTCGACAGGATCGACGTTGTGCCGATCCAGGCATCGTCTATCAAGATCCGAGCAATCGACGAGAGCAGCCGTGCAGACGGCAGCCGTCGCGGTGGCGTGCTCGGTTACTGGGTCGAAGAGGGCGGCAGCCTGACGGCGAGCAAGCCGAAGTTCCGCCTGATCGAACTGAACCCGCGCAAGCTGGCGGTCCTGGCGTACATCACTGAAGAGATGTTGCAAGACGAACCGCAGGCGATGGACCAGGTTATCAGCACTGGCGCGGCTGAGGAGATTGGCTTCAAGACCGGAGATGCTATTTTCAACGGGGCCGGCGTGGTCAAGCCGTTGGGCATTCTCAACAGTCCATGCCTGATATCGCAGGCCAAGGAGACCTCGCAGACTGCCGATACGGTAGTCACTGAGAACATCGTCAATATGTGGTCACGGCTGCACGTCTCGGCTCGTGCCAATGCGGTGTGGTTCATCGATCAAACGGTTGAGCCTCAGTTGCACCTGATGAGCCAAGCGGTCGGCACCGGCGGTCAACTCGTCTACATGCCTCCAGGCGGCATAAGTGCGGCTCCGTATGCGACGCTGTACGGCAAGCCGGTCGTCGCAACTGAGTTCAACAAGGTTCTCGGCGACGAAGGCGATATAATCCTCGCCGACATGAAGCAGTATCTCGGCGCGACTCGCGGCGATATCAGGGCTGACATGTCGATCCATGTCCGATTC